GTGCTTTGCAAATGGTGTAAGTTCTCTGGGTCTGCATATACAGTACCCTTAAACGGTGCTTGACTGGCTTGCGGTACAGGAAAGTCGAATTTGTAACCCTTGTCTCTCATGTACAGCCTTGTAGCCTCATTACCAGCAACGCTCCTCTGGCTCTCAGGACTCATGCCGCTAAAGGAGTTCAATATGATTCTACCGTCATCAGCAGCCATGCCTGTTACGTTAGGGTTTTGCTTAAAGTATGTATTCTCAGACTCAGATGGGTCGCGTATCTCATACCCATATACCTTGTCTCTAGCTTTCAGACCTTCTGCGTATTGTTTAGGACTAGGCATTATGCTGAGAATATGCCTACAGCCATAACCTCAACACCTGCTCCTGTCGTTACTTTCCATGCACCAGTAGTAGATGCAGCGTTGATCTCGATATTGTAGACATTGATACCTGTGCCGCATGATGCAGGTAGCACTGTATGGGTCAATATGCCTACGCCTGTTCCGTCTACCAGAACTACATTGCCTGTAGCAGCGGTGGTGACTGTACATATTAGTCTGTGGATGTAGTCACCGATTGCGCCTGTGCCGCCTAGAACTTGTGCTGTTTGACTTGCTGCAACGTGTTCGGATTGGTATCTAAATGGTGATTGTATGCTCATATTCTGCCTCTCTTAGGTTGATTTGCTTGCGCCCACACATCGTTCAAAGTTGCTGTGTTTTGCTCTCCTACCATCAGCGGTTTAGCCGTATCAGGTTGTCTGACTCTTGGCTCTGACCGCCATGCTATTGATAACATTCGGAAAGCGTCTGCCGGATGAGAACACCAGTCATGTCTTGGTGTCTGCCGAAACGCCTTCTTGTCCTCATCATACTCTCGTTGGTACTGACGTAAAGCCTCGATACCTTCACTGCACTTGTCTGCATCAAACCAGCACTGCGGCAAGACTTTACGAACAGCCTGTATACCGTCTTGCACTGACAGATCTGGCACGATAGCTAGGCTATTGATGCCAAAATGTACCGCTAATTGCTCAATTACTGACTTACCAGCAGCCGCCAGAGTCTTAGCTCTAGCATCATGAGGTAAATAGTGCTTACCGAAATTATACGGCCTTGACAGGATATTTGCAGCAATTTCATCAATATTAGCACCAGAAACGGCGTAATAATCAATTATATGTACTTCATCGCGAATTACTTGATAAAACCAGACTGCCGTATCATCTCTATAACCAAGATCGAATGCAGTATGGACAGGCACGTTATTGTCGTAATTGACTTTGGTGACGCGCCCTTGCTCTGTAGCCTCACGCATCTCTGTACCGTAGTACGCGCCAAGGATAGCGGCCTCGAATGAGCATTCGTACTCCTGCATATACTGGTCAGGTGATAGTTGAGCTTTAGCAGCCGACAGCTCACCCTCTGGCAATAGCTTGCTGACCGATGCAGGTAGCTCCAAGCAGAACCACTCGCTAGGTATTCTCTGAGCTGTGCTGTAGATGTCCCAAAACTGATTCTTACCCTTCGGAGTACCGCTAAAGACGCACCAGCCTTGCTTGTCACTGAGTGCTGGACGCAGAATTGATCCCCAGACGCTAGGCTTGAAATCAGCGTACTCATCTAGGAACAGCCCATCAAATCCCAAACCTCTCATGGCATCAGCGTTATCGGCCCCAAATAGCCTTATCCTAGCGCCATTGACTAGGTCTACATAAAGGTCGGACTCATTGACTGATGCAAGTATTGGTCGTGCGTAATGCTTGAGGTATTCCCACGCTACGGACTTGGCCTGACTGCGGTATGGTGCTATGTATGCGAATAGGGGCATAGCAGACGCACAGACAGCGGCAGCACGAATTAGCTCGTTCACAGCTGCGACTGTCTTACCTGCGCGCCTGTGGGCCACTAGGCAGGCCCAGCGTTCCGTCCTCTCATGGAACGGCATGAACGCCCGCCTTGGCTCGTAATCAAGCTCTATTTCGTTGGTTTCCACTTAATCACCATCTGAACTGGCCCTTCATCCTTGCCAGTGAGTTCTGTGCGGCTCAATTTTGGTACATGATACTCGATCATGTCGGTGTAACACTGGAATGCTACCAGAGGGCCTTTGGTCTCAGCGATCAGGTCTAGCCATTCCTGCACTCGATGAGCATTACCATCAACAAACCGGGCAATAGCCTCTCTAGCGTTGGCTGTGGACTTGTTAACCAATCCTTTTGGCCTACCCGGGCCAGCCTTTCTACCAGTTTTACTTGGTTTTTTAATGACCATCATATATCTCGCTTATTTTTGCTTAAATTTTAATCGACACGGCAAGCATACACCGTGAATTAACTTGCTACTATAGCGACCACAAAGATCGCAATCTCCTGATTTTACAGGATGATTAATGTGCAGTGCGTATTTCATTGAGTCTAATAGCTGGGAGTTTAGCTGCTTCTATCACATCGCCCAAGTATTTTATAGCGTCTAATCTTGTCATACCTTGAATGGTAGCTGGAAAGCTGCTGACTGGCACTCCATTGGAATCACATACAATCTCGTGCATTGCGTAGCCTGCGTGTGTTCGCACCATTCTAATCATAATCTGCTCTTGTGCTGATAGGCCCAGACTTGGCTAGGCCCAGCACCCTCATTGTCTATCTTGATTCGATCTACCGAACCCTGCCGATATAGGTAGGCAACTGCCATGCTAATCTCCGCAGAGGTTAAGTCAAGTATTTTTTTGATTTGCGACAGGGTGATAAGCCCTTGAGTGTTTGAGATTAGTAGTCGAATACTCGAGACCGCCTTAGCCATTTGCCACCACCGCAATAAGAGTAACCAACCCACCAACGGTAGCAACTACCACAACCTTGACCCACAAAAGGAAAGCCCTATCGTCATCTTGCCATGTAGACGACCTGTAGCCTCCTACAAGCCCTCGGGGTGCATTTAGGTAGGGTAGGTATCCATCGTGAGACTTATTGCGTTCTACGCCCTCTCTGAGCGTTCTAGGGCTAGTATCGTAGTTAGAGTTCATTAGAAGTCACCTCTGTTTAATGGTTCTGCCTGTCCATGACGCGGATCGTCTAAATACTGATCCAACTCCACCTCGTCCAAGCCCTGATTCTGTTCTTGCTCTCGGCTGTGGTACAAGGCTTCCTCATACTCCCTGACGATTGCCGTGTAGGAGTCCAGCAGATTCCTTTTGGTTTCATTGTCTGCTCGGGAAAAGCTAATGACCAACCTAGCTGCTCCAACTTGAAACGCTGTAATTTCGATAAAATCCATTTTATGCTCCTAGCAAGATTGAGAGAGGTACGAAGTGAAGGCAATCGCCATCACCACAATAATTATTACGAGCCAAGGTGTAGGCTCGAATGGTGGTCGCTTTTGGCGCGGGAAGAACTCGTCATATTTGCTCATTTTGCATCTCCAGATTTGTGATCTCTCAGTCCCAGTGACCTCGATAACTAAGATATTAATCCTTCTATAATATATGTCAAGTTTTTTATCACGGGGGGTAGTGGGGGTGGGGGTAGTACCCATTTTCAAACTCCCTATAGGAAGAGGTATATATACCAATACCCAAGTTCCTATTCCCTATATAAGTTTATACTAACTTTCTATTACCCCCTATTACCCCCTATGCTCCAAACCCTTACCACTACTGGAGGTAAGGGTGGGGTATATGCGGGGGTAAATGACCCTAAAAGGGGATAGATTCATATCCCCCCTCACTGGAAGTATTACCAAGTTTGTCAAAATTATGAACCTCAATTGAGAGTTTTTCATTGGGAACTGCCGAAAGTAACTTTCCATGACTCTTTCTTTGCATACCCCCGTTCATTTTTTGAATTGCTCTACCCCCCACAATTGTTTCAAATTTTGACGGATTTTCCTTACCTATCCACCTCAAAACATCACTCGTTTGCATCCATCGGCAGTCGTTAGGGTCAAAATTAGCCCAGTCAAGGTGACTGGAAACCATCTCAAAAATAGGTTCAGGGGCGGTAAAACTTTCATTATGTCCATTGAGCATTGCCATTTCTGAATTAGTTAAATAGTGCTTTTCGCCACCCTTCCACAACACATAAAACTCAGCCCACACCTGCTGCATATCTAACTCGTGGGCGTGATTAATTGAAACAATTGGGATAACCCAAAACCTACTATTACCCGTATCGTCCTGCAAGAACTTTGACTCATTCACAGAGGCCGCAAATACTGTACGCCTAGCGTAGCGGCTTTCGGCAGCGGCATAAGGTCTACGCAATTCGTCCGTGTCCGATGTGATGAACGCCTTTAGTGCGGCAATGTCAGACTTCTTGAACGTAGCATCTAATTCACCTAACTCACTGATCCAAGAGGAAACTATCTGCTTAACCGAGTCCTTATCGTGAACATTCAATGCTCTACCTGTTTTAATTAATTCCATGTCCTTTGGTGCAAGCGCATCAATCCACCGCGTCTTGCCAGAGTATTGCACACCTTGAAATACCAACACACCACGAGCCATAATGCCATTAGGACTAAACGCCGCTGCAATAGCAGACACCGCCCAGCGCAACATTACGATACGTTTCATCTTGGCAGAGCATTTATCGGTATCCTCTTGAACCGTATCGTAAAAAGCATCAATTCTTGAAACACCATCCCACTGCTTTGAATTAATCCATTCGGTCACGGGATTGAACTGGTTACTATCAGCCAGCAGGGTTACAAAGTTTTTTATATTGGCGGTTCGCATCTCGACCTTGTGGCACTCAGACTGTAGCCACGTTATTGAAGCAGTCTTGCCATTGTCAATTGACCAACCCGCGTCAGGTATTAGAATTTCATCTTCCTTCTTGATGACGTTGTATCTGATCGTAACATTGCAGTTATCAGCAACGGCCCTGAGATTACCTATGGTTTCCAGCGGCAATTCACTCCCACTAATATCAGGCAATGCCCGTTTGTGTTTTGGCTTGAACAACTTACGCAATGGATCAGCGCGTAGAACTACGCCGAACTCAGAGAATTTGGTCTTTACTGCTATCTCTAACCCAGCCTGATCCACCGCCCCTATGGTCTTGTCGGCAGATATTTTGAACTGCACCAGCTTCTCAAGCGCGTGTTTATCCTCACAAGCATCAATTTGCTCAAGCCAACCCTTTGCAGTTGATACAACTCCCCCTGCCTGCTTAACGTGGTAGATAATACTAGCCATCGTGACTGGCTTATCACTACCACCAAAGGACTTCCACTTAGCCTTCATCTCGCCATCATCAAAGCGTTCAGCATCGAGCTTAGACCACGCCACCCACCGAGCAAAGCCCACCTTAGAGCCTAAGAACTGATGGTAGAGCGCCATGCCACACTTGAGCCATGCGTCATAGTCCAGCCCGGTAGCGGGGTATGCTGACAGCGTTGCATCTACCTCTACATCCGTTATGTCTAGGGGTAACGCTGCAACCATCGCGGAGAGGTCATCCAGCTCCTTAACTTTTGGTGTAGCTATAAAGTCAGGGACGGGATAGAACTCACCCTCACCCAGCATTGACCATACGTCAGCACCAGCAACCATCGATGGAGTGTACATAAGCTGATTAGGCTTGAAGCTGCACTCATCCAGAGGTATGCCAAGACTAGCACCCACAGAGCGAGAAAGTACGCGGTACTCATCGCCTGTGACCTCACGGGAGAGAGGTATGACTATTCGCAGTCGAGGGGAGGCCACAGTGTGGCTATGCGTGGAGTAAGCAGCGAAAGCGCAGTCGAGGTTCATCGTCAAAAGATACTCGATGTTGTCCAGCGTCATACCCGCGTTATCGACATCGAACGTCAAGAGCGTTCGAGCTATTAGCTCAGAATCCTCTCTAACATCACGCTGGAAGTGACCACCTACAAAGAACTTCTTACCCTTGTCACCCACCGCGTGGGTAGTTAACTTTGCAGATAGGTCAGACCACGCGATCTCTACATTTTTAACTTTTCCCTTGTTTTCACCGCCAGTGGCGATCTTCATCACGCACCTTCTTTATCAGGAGCAACCAGATATACTGCACGAAAAGCACTATTACCCATCGCCCGTTCAATCCTGATAGCCTGAGCTGGTGGGAAATACCCCGCCTTTACCCAGTGCGAAACGGAACCCTCTGTAACACCCAAAGCCTTTGCGAGTTTCCGCTGTGAGCCGTAATGTTTAATGATCTTCATCATTAGTATGTTTTGCATCTTGTTCTCCATAAGTTGTTTTGGAAGTAGAACTATAGCATAAGACAAATAAAACATATAAATTATTTGTCTTATGCTATAGTTCTACTTCCAAACCACAAACAAAAGGAAACTAAAATGACAATCGAACAACTACTCACCGCGCTAATCGCGTCTGTTGATGCCAATACAGCAGCAATAATCGCCCAAAAAGCACCGCCTTTGCCTGCTTCTATTCCGGCACTTGATAAAACTGTCACCGCCGAGGACTTGCAAGCCATGTGTACAACCATCGTGCGTAATGACCGCACCAAGAAGCCGCAGATCGTAGCGGCACTAGCTGCCTATGACAACGCCAAGATAATTTCGGACATCCCTGCCAAACATTACTCAGCGATCAAAGCAAAGCTGGAGGCGATCAGTGAACACTAAGGCACACGCTAGGTTCTCAGCATCAGGAAGCGCCAAGTGGTTTCTGTGCGCTGGATCAATCGAAGCCGAGCAGGGCTTACCCAACAAGAGCAGCATTTACGCCGATGAGGGTACAGCCGCCCATGAGTTAGCGGAGATATGCTTAACAATGGGCGAGCGAGCGTCTGAGTGGGTGGATAAACAACTCATTGATAACAATGCGGTTACTGTCACTCAGGAGATGGCCGACTATGTGCAAGTCTACGTTGACTACGTTAAATCTAAAAAAGGAATGGTGCTGGTTGAGCAGTACGTAGACTTCAGCCATGTCGCGCCGGATGGTTTTGGAACGTGCGATGCCCTCGTGATGGGTAACGACACTCTGCACGTGATCGATCTCAAATATGGGAAGGGTGTCCGAGTTGATGCTGAGAATAACACACAGGCATTGCTTTATGCCATTGGTGCTATTAGCAATCATAGCTGGATGGCCTTCAAAACCATTGTAATTACCATCGTGCAGCCACGCCTAGATCATATAAGTGAGTGGGAGTTAACCATTGATGAGGTTAACGCTTGGGCAGAGAGGCTTACGCAAGCGGCTGAACGGGCAGCGCAACCTAACGCACCGCGTACCCCCGGCGAGAAGCAGTGCCAGTGGTGTAGGGCGAAGGCAACCTGCCCGGCCCTAAAGGTCTACGCCGAGCAGGCAATGATGAGTCAGTTTGATGATCTGTCACCAGCCAACCCTGACACCTTGACCGACCAGCAACTACGGAAAGCCCTCGAGAGCAAAAAGTTGATCGTGAGCTGGCTGGACGCAGTAGAGAGCCTAGTCTCCGAGCGGCTAGAGTCAGGCAAATCCTTCGAGGGCTTCAAGATGGTCGAGGGTAGGTCGAACAGGGCATGGATAGATGATGATCGTGCAGCATCAGCCCTGAGTGATCTGCTGGGGTTGGATGCCTTCGAACACAAGCTACTCAGCGTTGCCAAAGCGGAAAAGGCGGTTGGTAAGGGTAACAAGGAGATAATCGACAGCCTCTCGACCAAGCCGCAGGGTACGCCAACGCTCGTGCCGGAGAGCGATAAACGACCAAGCTGTATCGTTTCCGCAAAAGACTTTGAAATAATAATTTAGTTCTGCTATACTTCTCTTGTCGGTTTCACAACGACATAAAAACCAAAATAAGGAAATTAAAATGGCAACTAAAATTAAAAATGTACGTCTCTCCTTCCCATCGTTATTCCGCAAGGCTTCGTTTCAAGGTGTTGAGACTAAGTATGAAGGCACTTTCTTGCTGGATAAGACCGAGCATCGTGCAGCGATTGATGAGATAAGCAAGGCTATTGCTGAGATGCTTAAAGAGCATAAGACCAAGCTCTCTCCCGACAAGATTTGCCTGAAGGACGGTGATGATGTCGAGTACGAGGGTTATGCTGGCACGATGACTCTGAAGGCAAGCAACAAGAATCGCCCCCTCGTTATCGGCAAGGACAAGTCACCACTGGCTGAAGATGACAATGTTATCTACAGTGGCTGCTACGTTGATGCGATAATTACTCTCTGGTTTCAGGACAACGGCTTTGGCAAGCGCATCAATGCCAGTCTTGAGGGCGTTCAGTTTAGGGGTGATGGTCAACCGTTCGGTGACGGTGGCGCTAAAGTAAGTGTAAGTGATTTTGACGTTATTGATGAGAATGACGAGTTTTAATTAATACCTCCCACCCTTCGGGGTGGGGTTTTTAACTTATAGGACACCCCTATGTTTATCCTCGATACCGAGTGCTTCTCGGACTATTGGCTTGTCTCAATGCTTAAACTAGAGACTGGCAAAATCCGTCACTTTGAACTTCACGACAGTTCAAAGCTCGACACCAAGCTAATTATCGGATTTTTGAAGTCCGACACAATCGTTACCTTCAATGGCAACAACTACGACCTCCCCCTGCTGAGTGCGGCAATGGCAGGCTACGACAACGCACAGCTAAAAGCCTTGAGCGATAGCATTATCGGCTCAAAACTCCCAAGCTGGTCGATCCTCAAGAATCATAAATTCGCACTACTAAAACTAGATCACATTGACTTGTTCGATGTAGCCATCGGGCAGTCCAGCCTAAAGATATACGGTGGTAGATTACACGCCGCCAAGATGCAAGACCTACCCATTGAACCATCAGCCTCGATAGCGGCATCAGATCGCTCCCTGCTGCGAGAGTATTGTGAGAACGACCTCCACACCACATCCCTGCTGTTTAACGAGCTACGGCCTCAAATTGACCTGAGAGCAAAGATGTCTGACAAGTACGGCATGGACTTGCGCTCTAAGAGTGATGCCCAGATTGCCGAGAAGATCATACTGGATGAAGTCAGCAGGGTGACGGGTACGCAATACAGCAAGACTGTCTACTCTGACACTGCTACCTTCAAGTACCTTGATCCTCAGATGGTGACTTTTAAGCGGGGGCAGTTAAATGAGATTTTCGTTAGGATTTTAGAGCATCCGTTCACGCTTGGTGGGAATGGAGCAGTTACCATGCCCGGCTGGTTGCGTGATACCAAGATCAGAATTGGAGATACCGAGTATCAAATGGGGATAGGTGGCCTGCACTCCTGTGAGAAGTCTAAGTATTTTTGTTCAGACAAAGATTATGTGTTATTTGATCTGGACGTTTCTTCGTACTACCCCAGCATAATACTACAGCAGCGGCTTGCGCCTAAAAGCATGGGTGCGCCGTTCCTCGCAGTCTATCAGCGCATCGTTACCAGTAGGCTTGCCGCCAAGAAGGCTGGCGATACCGTCACTGCCGACGTACTCAAGATTGCAGTCAACGGAAGTTTCGGCAAGCTGGGCAGTAAGTATTCGGCCCTGTTTGCCCCTGAGCTATTGATCCAGACCACGATCACGGGGCAGCTATGCCTGCTGATGCTGATTGAGCGCCTCGAGGAGGTCGGAGCTAGGGTTGTAAGCGCCAACACTGATGGGGTGGTGATCTACTGCCGCAGGGGTCTTGAGCATAAGTGCAAGGAGGTCGCGTTCGACTGGGAGCTAGATACCTCGTTCACCTTAGAGCGTACCGACTACAAGGCGATTGGAATCCGTGACGTTAATAACTATGTGGCTGTAAAGCAGGATGGCAAGACCAAAGGCAAGGGTGTGTTTGCACCAGCGAGCCTTGCCAAGAACCCTGATCGGCAGATCGTGGCTACAGCAGTTGCACAGTTATTGGCGAAGGGTACACCCATTGAGCAAACCATAAAGGACTGCAAAGACATTACGCAGTTTGTGACTATCCGCAGGGTGCAGGGTGGTGCGATCTGGCGTGATGAGAAGTTGGGTAAGGCTGTACGGTTCTACCACAGCAACGCGGTACACGCCGATCAGTACATCCACTACGCCACTAACTCTAACCGAGTGCCTAACAGTGCTGGTACACGACCATTGATGCAGCTACCCGCTGAGTTCCCAAGCGATGTTCACCACGCCTATTACATAGCAGAAGCTAAAAACTTACTAGGAGAGATCGGATGTTAGAAAAGACAATTGAAGCTGCCTTAATCAAGCGCGTGAAGGCACTGGGCGGTATGGCTGAGAAGTTCACCAGCCCGAACAAGCGAAGTGTGCCTGACAGAATAGTGACGTTACCCCTCGGCGTTATCATTTTCGTAGAGCTAAAAGCACCCGGCAAACTACCAAAACCGCTGCAACAGCGTGACCATGATATACGCCGAGGTCTTGGCTGTGATGTGCGGGTGATTGATAGTATCGAAGGTTGCAATGCTTTCCCGAACTGACCTCCACGAGTTTCAGCAGAACGCCATCTCCTTCATAAAGCGTGAGAAGCGGTGCTTGCTGGCGATTGAGATGGGTCTGGGTAAGACGGTATCGACATTGACCGCCATCTCTGACCTGCTTGACTCCTTCACTATACACAGGGTGCTGGTCATCGCACCCTTGCGAGTATCGAACTCAATCTGGAAGCAGGAGGCGGTAAGCTGGGAGCATACCTCACACCTGAAGGTGAGTATCTGCACTGGCAGTGAGCGAGAGAGACTTAGTGCATTGATGCAAACGGCTGACATATATGTTATTAATCGTGAGAACGTGGAATGGTTGGTACGAATAAGGTCTTGGGACTTTGACTGCGTGGTTATTGATGAGAGCGACTCGTTCAAGAACTCGTCAAGTAAGCGTTTTAAGGCATTGCGTAAGGTCATACCCGATACCACCCACATGATCCTTCTCAGCGGTACGCCATCACCTAGCGGCTTGGCTGACCTCTGGGCGCAGCTCTACCTAATCGACTTCGGGCAGCGGCTTGGGCGTACAGTAACAGCATTCAGACAACGCTTTTTTGAGCAGGATTACTTTGGGCATACATGGTCAATTCGTGAGGGGTCTGCTGCCAAAATCTATGAACTGCTTGCCGACAAGGTGTTATCTATGCAGTCCGCTGACTATCTACAGCTCCCCGACAGGATAGACCTAGTGCAGAGAGTTGATCTATCAGAAAAGTCGCTGCTGGCGTATCAGGACTTTGAAAAGACCCTGCTCTCAACCTTGCCCGATGGGGAGGAGGTTGAGGCGGTGAACGCAGCGGTTCTTGCAGGTAAGTTGTTGCAGTACGCCAACGGCGCGGTCTACACAGACGAGCATCGCAACTGGTCACTGGTTCACGACACCAAGATCGAGGCACTAGCTGAGATTCTTGAGGCGAACGAGGGGGAGAACATCCTTGTCGCCTACAACTTTAAGAGCGACCTAGAGCGACTGCAAAAGCACTTCCCGCAGGGGGTAGTTCTCGACAAGAACCCAGAGACCGTTAGCCGCTGGCAGCGGGGCGAAATACAGCTAATGTTTGCTCATCCTCAGTCTGCTGGGCATGGTCTGAACTTGCAGGCTGGTGGGTGTATTTCAGTCTGGTTTGGGATGTGCTGGTCGCTGGGCAACTACCAGCAGTTCAACGCTAGGCTTCACAGGCAGGGTCAAGGCCGACCTGTTCGCATAATTCACTTGATTGCTACGGGTACGATTGACGAACGGGTAATGGATGTGCTGAGACAAAAAGACGCAGTTCAGACTAATTTACTCAAAGCATTAAAAAGTGTTTGACTTTAGCAAAGCTAAAGACCATCCTATGCTATAGTGCAATTATTCATCTCCAGGTGAATGTATCGTGCGCGAAATAGCCTAGTGCTGACAAAAGTTTTGATGCTTAATTGAAACAAGCTATATTTTTTAGGAGATTAAAATGGAACACTATTACCCGGTAGGTGGACAGTATTGCAAGCTGACTGGCAAAGGCTCACTGGCAGGCATAGCCGATGACATCCTCAACATCAGTAAGAATCATAGAGAGAGAAAGGATCGTGAGGCTATAGCAAGGACAATGAGAACGGTCGAGATGCGCGATTACAAGCGCGAGAGCCGTGCCAAGCCCATCAAGCGTATGACGATGGCGATGCTGGACATCATCAAATATATCAAAAAATGGCCCGGCACTAGGCGCAGTGACCTGCTCAATAAGCCGCTGGGAGGCGATACAATCTCTCCATCTAGTCTTGGGGCTAGTCTAGCCGCCCTCGTCCAGCGTGGGATGCTTAAAACCAACGGCTTTACCCATAACCGCAGGTTCTTTGTAACAGGTGTCACAGATGATAAAAAATAAATTTATGAGACGTTTTAGCTACCACGAGTGGTTGATGATCGGCATAGCTGTTACTCCGATAGTAGTGATTCTAGTCATAATTGGGTATCTCATAGGACTGATGCTATAGGAGGTCAAATGGCTGAAATGCTAATGTGGTTGACCATGACGGTCTACTTTGAAGGTCGCGGAGAGCCTAGTATTTGTCAGCAAGCTATTGCCAGCGTAGCCTTAAATCGGATGACAGATGGAGACATTAAGAAGGTTATCTTAGCTCCTGCACAGTTCTCATGGGTGTCTGAGAAGCTAAATAATGGTGTACTAAAGCCAGAACACAGACCTAATGTTGAGTCAGTAGCATGGAAGAGAGCAGAAGAGTCTGCTAGGACTGCGATATACTCAGACGGTACATTTTTAGCCACTCATTTTCACGCTGTAACAGTCAATCCTAAATGGGGTAGGCCGTTCTATAAGACCTGTGGCGGCCACCACTTCTATCTATGACCAAATTTTGTATGCAGTGCAATAAGCCCGTCTATGTCATAGACAAAGACCTGAGCGCATGGAAGCCTATCTACAACAAGCTGGGTAAGGTAACTAGAAGGATTTGCCCTGCCTGTGCTGCTGGTAGGAAGAAGTTTGACTCTACGGGCGTGTACAAGAAGTAATTATATCAATTTATATACTAAAACGAGTATAACTACTTAATTAGCGACTGCTCTCTGACCCAAGACTGGAGGGCTGTGAGAGTGGTAGAGTTTTCGTGGCAGATACCGTAATTCCTGATGACTGTTTCGAGAGCGTCTGTAGCGGTAACGGTGGCCTCATCAGAATCTCTGGTGGGGTCGGGAAGTTCATTGTAGATGGCGCTGTCGTGCCACAACCTCCAATCAGCAGACAAAGTGCAAGTATCTTGTACATGAATCACCTCTTTAATTATCGCCCTGCTTGTTTTTTGCAAATCCTGTACTCTGTCCACATACCTTGTGACCGTTTGATCTGAAACCACTGCCTGTTTGATCCCTGTCTCAATAGAGTGGGCTTGCGCCTCGATTTGAGCCTCATAGCAAGACGATACTCCTAAACGGTTACCAACGTGTAGACCAGCAGAAAATAACGCAGCAGCGAGCGTTGTACAGATAGCAATTTTACTACTTAGAGATAGTGCCTGTAATCCAGCCCATATCATGGTTTGAATGTTCTTTTACCAGACAAAGGCTTACGCGAGGAAAGATGAAGCCAATTTACAGTTGATGCTGGCTCTTCTCTATACAAATCATACTTAATTAGTGCGTCTGGCTTTGCATCAAGCCACTTATCTAGGCACTGGTCATGATCCACTATGTCTATAGCCATCCCAAGCTTATGTGCTGACTTTGATGATCCTGTGGTAGATGTAGGAAGCCTAAAGCCGCCATCACCACCCTTAGAGCCTGAGACTAACGTACCTGTAACCTTATTAATCTCCGGCAATTTACCAGTGTCAGTTGTATACGCAGCTAGTAAGTTATTCACCCTGTATAGTAAAGTTAAAGCGTTTAGATTGTATTCATTAGGGTGAGGCTTATCACCAAAGTAGTCTTGCAAGGTAATCATTTTATGCCCTCAGAGGTGTAAAACCTAAGAATCATGTTGCCTGCACTACTAATAAAGACCATAACGGCATACGCTATCGGTGGGATAAACATGGAGAATGTTTGTGCAGCAAGTTCAATTATTGCCAGTATTAAGACTAATATCCCGTTCCACCAGAGCGTCTTAGACTTGCGCTTCTGTTTCACTTATCTGCTTTGGTGTCGAGTTTCTCAAACAGCTTCTCTAGCGTATTATCAATCTTATCAAACCTTGCTTCCATGTCATGTTTAAGATCGGACATATCCTTCTTCCGAACATAGTTCGATGGGAGACAGATCTCAATATCCTTAACATCAGACTTTAATCTCTCAACAGCATCCCAGAGTTGACGAGCGAACCAACCTATTACAGCCAGCGCTGACCCAGCCAGTAAATTGATTATCATCTGACCGTCCATTTACACCATCCAAATAATTAGACCAACGATTAAGATAATAATGAGAACAGTTCTCTTTGAGGACTTGATAAGGTCAAGTGCATGGTCTACGGTGGAGTCAACCTTAATGATCTCCTCATCAATCTTGCCCACTACCTTCTTAGCTTTGTCTTTAATCATGCTGATAACGCCTTGAGTTCATCCAGCGTTGTAGCCTTATCTGCTAGTTTAGTAACGTCACGCAGTCTTTGTTTCTCTGAGATGATAATGGTGGTATCTCTGCCATCTTCTTGAGCGCGTTGATACTGTACGTCTAAGGCCGTTAACAGTGGAGCGCGTTCTTGGCGTAGGCGGTCTTTTGTGATTCCTTGTGCCTTAGTGAAATCAATGATTATGCCCATGTCCATGCTCCTCTGAATGTACGGTCTGCTGGTACTGTGTCTGTGTCTACAATCTCAAAAGGAGTATTTGCCGGTACATCTTTGGCAGCAAGTTCTTCGATAGTGTGGTCTTGTAGGTATTCTGGTGTCGGAATTAGAACTGCTACGCCGCCATCGGGCGTCTTGTATATTATTCTTTTGTTCATAATTAATCCTTTTTATTAGCGAACAATAGCAACAAATACTATTGAAGCGTCTGCTACTGCGCCAGTTATAGTATTAATTGTTTGAAAACTATAAGTTGATGAAGTGTTTGAAACATAAACCGAACAAAAAGGAGCAGTAGACCTTGGGCCTTGTCCATGTGTTGCAGAATAATTCGCATCCACCAATGCAGTAGTAAAGTTCACCGTGTAATCGCCAGTGCCGTTATCCGTAATACTACTCACGTTCCCGCTTGCACGAATAGCCACAGTACCAGTTCCGTTGAAGTTTACCCATGCACGACACATATAGAGTGGTGCAGTCCCAGAGATTGTGGGTAGTTGAGCAGAGTCAAATGTAGGGGTGGCTAGAGTAGGCGAAGTACCCAGCACTACAGCACCAGTACCAGTCTTAGTAGTAACTCCTGTGCCGCCACTCAATACTGGCAGAGCAGCGTTTAGTCCACCAGTCAGCGTTGTTACTCCAGTGACACTCAGTGTTCCTGTGTTAGTTTCGCTGGGTGTAGTAATTCCTAAAGTTCCATCGAGCGTAATCATATTATTCTCCTTTCCAAACTTCTGTTGGCGGTGTAGGCCAGACCACTTCACCAGCAGGTGGGTAGACAGCAATCGCCCTGATGACGTTACGGTAGGCTATGAATTCACTTTGGTTGGCTAGATATGGATTGTTTATAGGACTAGCAACGTCAGCTATGGTTGTCCAGTCAGTGCTGTTTAGGATGCCAACAGCGGTCTGTGCATTAGTCATCTTCTCTGATTCGAGTTGCACTGCTGCTTTGTCATAGATAACTGGATTGCCATCAACATCAAAGGCATCATCGCCCATAGTGCGAACAGTCTGAGGATAGAGTTTGTATAGTGCTGAAATGAAGTTGTTCATGCTGCTATCTCCATTAGAGTGATGACAGAAAGCCCAAAGTTGTCAGGTTGTACCGTTATCGTCGCCGCCGCTGCGTTGTTGGCAAATTGTGTTTTATATGTTGTTGCAGAAGTGGTTGCAGGTGAATCTAAATATTGGGTGGCTGGCTGTCCATAATTCTCAATAGTTGTGCCTGTATATCCTTGCGCGTATACAATTCTCCCCAAATCAGTTGCCCCCCTAAAAAGTTTAATATTTACTGCGTTGTTTAAATTGCCATTTGATTTAAAACAAGACTGAGATACAAGAACTAATATTTTACTTGTATTAAATTTTGGCGTTATGGTTGCAGTTAATCCTGTATCAGCATAAGTCACAGTTGTGTTACTAGCTAAAGTAGAAGTGCTTGCATTAACAACCTGCAAAACACTCCCCGCTGGCAATGCTGCTGCTGCAATAGTTCCTGTTAGCTGAGTAGCTGCTATGCTCTTATTCGTCAGCGTATCAGTCGTGGCCTTGCCGATTAGGGTGTCGGTTCCAGTTGGAAGTGTTAGTGTTCCAGAGCCAGCTGCAGCCGGAGCAGCTATTGTGATGCTGCCAGAAGTGTCCCCTGCGACCGAAATTGAACTCAAGATAGTTCTCCTTGAAATTTATTGTTTTTCATAAGATTCTCTTTCCCTGTAATTACTTGCAAGTTTGTAATAGTATGTAGCCCGCTAATTGTTTTACCTTGCATTGGAATAATATGGTCAACGTGCCAACTAAAGCCAAACATTTTAGTCCTAAGAACAGCCAAAGCATACGCTTCTTTAATTGCCCACAACTCTTCTGAATCCACCCATATTGGGGTGCGCTGCAATTTATCTGCCCGATACTTGGAATTAGCTGCATATACTCTACCAAGATTATTTAATCTAGATTTCTTAATATGTAACTTAGTTTTTTCCACATTGGCTTTACGCCACTTTTTGGTATTAAGGGTAATACACTCTTTGTTCTTAACTCTCCATTCTTTTTGATGAGCCTTTAATTCTTCTGCGGAAAATCTGGGACACTTAATTCCTTTATTATGTGGAGCCATCCCCTTTGTAAATCTAGTAGCTTGACCTTTGATTAAATTAAGATTTAATCTGGCTTGCATCTCAGGCGTATGCTTATTCCCAGTTACTTTTGCACTAATCTTAGCCTTAGTTTCTACTGAGCAAGCAATTCCTTTGTTCCACGGAATTTGTCCAGTAGCAAACTTAGCCACGTTACTATTCTCCCTTAGGAAATTGAGTTTTAACAGCCTGTATCTCAGCTTTCCAAGCATCAAGACCACCGTGAAAGATGGTGTCTAGCTGGTCTACTATTGGTGGATAGGCAGCAGCGCGGAGTTCAGCGTAGGTTGGAACATAGAATTCTGGATGCCCTGCTTTGGAAAGGATAGTCTTACCTTCTGCCATACCAGCCAGTAATTCTTGGTAACGCTCATCAGTAATCTCAAGTGCATCAGATGGAGTATCAGAACCTGCTGTGTAAAAACAATTGGTTGAACCTGCGTAAAAATACATACTGTTCTCCTTAGAACGTAATCGTGCCGGATGCTGTCCAGCTGTAGACACGGTATCCACCAGCAACTGTTATGGTAGGTGAGCCTGTCGTAGAGGTTGCCGCAGCGTAAGCATCTTCATAACGGATAATAACAATACCAGAGCCACCAGCACCACCATTGCCTCCTGTAGAGCTATTGCCACCACCGCCACCACCGCCGCCAGTATTAACCGTGCCGCTTGGTGCTGTAGCATCAGTATTTCCTAATCCGTTTCCACCGCCACCCAATCCTCCCGTAGATGATCCGGCTCTATATGATCCGCCACCACCACCACCAGAATAATAAGTAGATGATCCAGAAATAGATGATGCTGTACCACTGCCGCCATTGCCTGATGCTGATCCAGTTCCATTAACTCCAACAGCAGAAGCCCCTCCACCTCCTCCCGACCCTCTTAATCCAGATTGAGCTGCTGTACTGCCACCAGTATTACCCTGACTAGGAGTCGTAGATGGAGTGTTTCCTGCCCCGCCAGTCAAAAGGTTATTTCCAGAAGCTCCACCACCAGAACCCCCAGATGAGCCGCCAAGATTTACATTGCCACCACCGCCGCCACCATTAGAAGTTATTGTGCTGAATACTGAATTAGAACCTGTTACACCAGAAGCCCCCCCAAGTCCTACAGTAACTGTAATCGCCGAGCCAGCCGAAACCGCTAATCCAGTATTAGTTCTAAAACCACCTGCACCACCACCACCACCAATGTTAGTTCCGCCGCCACCACCGCCAGCAACTACTAAATACTCTACCGCAGTGACCACTGGAGCTGTACCAATAAAAGTCCAAGCTGTTCCGTTATAAACCTCAACTTCTCCAAAGGTACTATTATATCTAGTCATTCCAGTAACAGGAGTTGGTCTTTGCCCCGTTGTACCTACTGGTAGAGTCAATGCTCCAGTACCAGATACCGCTAAAGCACCCGTCACAGTAGCACCAGTAGATGTCACAGCAACTACTGTAGTTGCACCACTTTGTATGTTTAAATCGCCGCTGGCATCAGAGGTAACAATTACGCCCCCCCCGCCAGAAGTTGAAGCATTAATTGAGGCCATTTACATATCTCCCTTAATCACAAGACTACCCAACGTGAGCCGCTGGAAATTGTTACGCTTAGGCCACCCGGTATTGTGAAGCCACTTGATCCACCAACACTTTGAGCGCTTTGACCAGAAGCAATAGTATAACTTGACACCAATGTTGTTGCATTTACAAACAATCCGTTCAATGCTACTGGCACTCTCGCTTGCAATTCCCCCGTACTAGGCTTGTAGAGGTAGTTAGCATTGCCCGTGTATATCGCTGTAGCAGTACCAGTTGTAGCGCCTAAGAATGCTGGGTATAGGTTAGTCGCTGTGGTCGTATCGTTCGTGATCGCTGACCCGCCAACGCTTGACCATGCTGTGCCATTATAGCCTTCAAACTCTGTGCTTGTAGTATTAAACCGTAGATACCCTGCTGCCGGACTTGCATCTCTCTGTCCTGTCGTTCCAGTAGGCAGAATCTCTGAGCCTGTAGCAGCACTAATTACTTCTAAACTTATCTTTGCAGCGGCAGCCGTTACCGCATTAGTACCGCCATTGGCTATTGGCAAAGTTCCAGTTACACCAGTAGTTAGCGGTAGCCCTGTGAGGTTAGTAGCTACTCCGCTTGCAGGTGTTCCTAGTGCTGGCGTTACCAGAGTAGGACTCGTAGACATAACTACGTTGCCCGTACCAGTCATCGTGTTGCTTACCAGACCCTTAGAAGCGTCTGTAAATACAGGTAGTGAAGCGGTCAAACTAGATACTATTGGCTGCGCTGTGAAAGTGCTTACACCAGTAACACCTAGAGTTCCTGAGACTTTAAGATTGGTAAATGAGTTGCCGTTAACCAATTGGAATCTAGTACCGTCATAGATAATCTCGACCGCCTGCCCTGCAACCATATCTCCAGCGACTAGAGCAGTAGTACCAGTCCTAGTAATCGCTTTAGCACCAATACCGTCTACATTCAGGGTTACAGCGCCAGTATTCGTATTAGCAACTAAGAAGCTGAACTGATTGCCTGTAGCATAAGCAGCTAAGGCAGGAGTAGTCGTACCCGTCAGGGTATCAGTACCCGCTACTGTGATGAACGTAGCAGCGCCACCTTGTACCTGATCGAGCCTAGCAGCATCAGAGGCAACAGTACCAGCGGCAAGATTCGTGATCTTAAACGCGCCCATGCCAATGTTGGCGGTAGGAGTAGACTGACCGTCCTTAGTTAGTGCTGTAGTCAGACCAGTCGCTAAGTCTGCCGTAAGGTTGTTGAATGTTGTACTGGAGATGGTTGTACCAGTAATGACTGGTTGCCCAGCCGTGTTTATTGTGAATACCCCAGAACCGTTATAACTCATTGATTTTGCTCCTTTGGTTGCTGCATCTGATATAGCGCATTAGCTAAAATGCGTGGGTCAATCTTGTTAACTCCGGGTATTCTCTGCAATGCGTCAGCACCAGCTCTACCCGCCCCAGCAACCCTACCTGCGGCAAGAGAGGCTTCACCAACAAGTCTAGGAGATTGCAATGGTATCAGTCCAAGAGCTAAAGGATTACCGAATGCAGCAGTAGCGCCTATTGCACCAGTTGTGCCTAGAGACTGCAATCCTCGTGGAGTTCCAGAGTTCAGAGATTGCCCTGCCAATGCTGGCATTATTTCTCTACCGCCCATTTCTTCTAACTGCTTTGCTAGAGCCTGACGATTGCCGTAGTTAGTGTTTACGTTGTTTCTCATAACAGATTGCAGCTTTCTCATTGCAGTGTCTTTAGAAGCCTTATTACCTAAAGATAAAGCCCTTTCCATCTCTGTTATCTGATCTGAGGCGGCATGATAGTCTTTCATAGCCTTAGAATACTCTGGAGCTTGTTTTGTGATTTCAGACTTAATTGCGTTAACAATATCGCCACCGACCATTTTAGCTGTTTTTGTCTCGAACGGAATCTTCTCTACAATCCCACCAACCTTCTGCTTTAACGCATCCATTCCTTCTGGGGTATGGTATTGAGCGGGGTCTAGCTTATTCCAATCATCTAGCGTTTTTTGTATGGTGGATAACGCTTCTGCGGCTTCTTGATTCTTTACTTGTCCACGAAACATTACTTTATCTTTAGCATTAGCCAGCGCTTTATTAATCCCACCAAAATCAAGGATTGACTGACTTTCCTTAACAGAGGACATATTCTTATTGTATTCGGCAGACTTTATTTGCTTCATAGCCAATAGGTTTGACTTGGCAGCGCCTAATACATCGTCCATAGGAACATTCCCACGCATATTGTCAGCAAACTCAGTAGCTTTAGAACCCCCGGCTCTTCCAGCGCCATAAGCCTGTTTAATCGCCTCAGAACCCGCCCCAGTGGTGTTTCCAAGTAAAGCCGCAGCAGTAGAGCCTACACCTCGTGTAATCGCTCCAGCGCCCCTTGCCACGTTAGCCAATGGGTCTACTGCTGATGCAGAACGCTTTAAGCCTTCAGCTAGTCTCGACATACCCGGTACTCGGTAGAATTGACCTACTCTGGCGACTGCACCACCGCCAGTAAGAACAGAAGCGGCATCGGCAGCGACACCTGCTGGGTCTGTAGCTAGAGCTTCTTTGAAGCCCGGCATACTGCCGTATCTCTCTTTGTAGAATTGACCTACTCTGGAGGCCATCTCTTGCGATGGTTTATCTGCACCGATTGCGTTTACAAGTGATTCTGGCAAGGCGTTCTGTATTGCACCAGCGCCTAAGTCAACAAGGCTTCTTGCTGTTTTAACAGGACTCATAACAGCTTCAGCTACACCGCCAATTAACCTACCTGTTGACGGTATAAGGTTCTGTACAGCACTTGTAGCAACATTGCCAAATGAACGCTCTGGCTTTTCTAATACAAATCCTGTAGGAAGAGTTGATTTTTTTGGCTCTTCTAGCGTAAACCCTGCTGGCAGTCCCATTATCTAATCTCCTTCCATGTTTTCCCGCCATCTGTGGAAGTAATTCTTGATTTGCCGTTATTAGCAAACATTGGTGCAACAGATGACGCAGTTGTTACTGTATCTTGTTTACCATTAGAGCTTGCTTTTCTAGTATCGTATTGACTCCCGCCCCACTCATTTTCATATTTATCAGTTGCTATTTGTTTAGTCCTTTTAAGGATTATTAATGCGTTTTCAAAGGCTTTACGAGCATCTTCTGGATTGTCCGTATCTTTTATTGCAGCTATGTAAGATGCAACCTTATCCCACTCACCAAGAGCCATTGTTCCAATACTTCCAACTGCTCCCTTGTTTATTAGCATACCAGCAGGCCCCATCGCATCCATAACTTGCTTTCTAAGTGTTGCTGCGGATTTAGCCTCTGGAAGAACATTTGGAGTTAGCCCACCAGCTATTCCAAAAATTGAATCAAATCCGGGCGATGCAAGTAGTTTGCTAATATTGCTTCCCAAATTGTCATCTATTGAAGAAGTTAGTTGTGCTGATGATAAATCAGCGGCATGAAGTCCTTTATTTTTTAAATATGCCTGAGAGCCGGGTATTTGCTCAACTGTGTCAGTTTCTTTGTTATATCGCTCACCTTTATTTAAAGGTGGCTGTCTATTTGCTTGCTGGTTATATGACCTTTCTGAAGCAAGCTCAGTTTGCTTAAATGTCCTATCTTTATTTTTTTGATCTTGCTCTCTCTGCGCTTGAGTGTCTAATCTATCTCGCTCTCTCTCATCTAACCTTGTTTTCTCTTGAACTTGAGCAGCGTCATAATCTAAGTAATTTTTTGCAGAACTACGAATTCTCTCATCAGGACTACCTCTAGAACGCATTAAGTGTGCAAGACGTTCCGCGTCTGATCGTGGCTTCGGCATCATTTCCTGACCACCATAATCTTCAACGCTACCAGATGCGCCAAAACCGGGCTTTGGAGCTAGACCAGCTTCAAACTCGTTATACGCTTGATTACTACGTTCCTGTTCAGCAACTAACTTCTGTTCGGCATCAGACTTCTCTTTGGCATATCTTTCATCCATCTGATTCTGCTGGTAGCCAGCTAGTAAAGCAGCAGCCATCTTAGCAACGCCCTGTACTGGATGAAGAGGAGCTTCTATGCCCTTGTAGCTAGCACGTTCAATGGGTGCGTTAGCCTGATCCTGTAGCATTCTGGCGTACTGATTACGCCGATACATATCAGCAACATCTTGCGAATTGAAATTAATGAATTGGTTATCTGCCATGACTATCTCCCTTATGCAAAAAGTTTGCCAAAGCCAGCGGCAGCAGACTTGAGAGCGCCACCAGCATTGCTTGCACCTCTGCTAATTGCACCGCCAGCCCTTGCCATATCTCCCATCATTCCGCGCTGTGCTGACATAGGTGCGCTTGGCTTCCATCCCATCTCAGAGCCACCACCACTAGCGTTGTAGCTCTTCATAATTTGACCAGCTTGTTGCTGCTGTGGTGTCTGTGGCTCATCCTGTGGCTGCCTCATTTGATTCCGCATTTGCTGATTAAACGAATCTGCAAACGATTGTGGGCCGTTACTATCTTGATCTAGGCCATACTTCCTAAGTCTCTCAGCTAGTGACAAACGGTTCTGCTGTTGCACTCCTACTACCTGTGGATTAGCCATCTCACCCGGTTGCTGCATCTGGAAATTTACGATTCTGTTTGCCATAACTACCTCATTAACTCAACGATTGGAATGATTGTACCCTTTAATTTGCTCATGTTTAACGCATACTTATCATATAGTTCTGGATGGTTTACTTTAGTCCATTCAATCCTATCTGCTGAGTCCTTCATAAAGCCAGTGCAGTCGTAACAGTCAAGGCTTGTATGGTTTAAGCTAAAGTGTTCTGGCAGTTGACCGCGCTGCGTTGCTACAAAGTCTAATACCTGTTTACTCGTCCACTTCTCTATAGGTTGTATGTACTCTATACCGTCTACAACTGCTCCATGCCTAGACTCGCCCTTGAATGACTCATCATTACGCTGACCCTTAATGAGTTGAGTAATGCCCCTCTTTTTCATTGCTTCAAGCAGCGGTAGAGTAATATTCTCCATACAGCAGTTTAAGTGACTCTGTATCAAAACATCCTTCTTACCCGATACAATCATCCCATCTAAGGTATTGGCAATTGGCACTATGTCACTAGGTATGCCATTAGCGTCAATCTGAGCTTGTTGATCTACATTAATCTCAATGAATTCGACTGCTTCTGCTCTAATCTCTTCTACTATAGCTAATGTCTCAGGGTAAGCCTTGCCAGTGTTTACCCATAACACGATAGGATTCTTAGCTTTATATAAATACCAGCAAGCTAGAGAATCTTTACCGCCTGAGAAAGCAAGTCCTAACATTATGCAAACATACCAGCAGCGCCAGCCCCAGCGCCGCCAAGACTCATTAAGCCGCTTGTAAGGTTATTTTTAGCTTGCTGTCTGATGCCGTACTGATCCATCTGACCTTGAAACGTATCTTGTACACCCTGATAGATCGGAGCAGCAGCAACATTAGATGGCTGAAAGCCTTGAAACTGCGGCATCTGTATCTGTGATCCACTCATCAAGCCCGTGATCTGATTCAGTGGCTGATTACGCAGCGCAAGTTGCTGCTCAAGACTTTGTTGCTGTGCTGCATTGCCAAATTGAGCTAAATTAAGTTGCTGGTTAAAGTTTTGTGCAACAGCGGCGTTCTGTGCAGTTTGTGCAGCTAATTGATTCTGGTAGTCTTGCTGGAGCGCCGTATTACCCATGCCAGCATTCTGCAAAGCAGCGTTAAACTGTGATTGTTGGGCTTCATTGCCAAACTGTCCTTGAGCCTGAGCCTGTCCAAAGCCTTGCTGATTCATCATTGCATCAAGATTGATACCTTGTGCAGCAGCTTGTAGCTCTAAGTCATTTCTGTTCTGGCCCATAGTACGCATCTCATTCTCATAAGCCTCGCCACCCGTAACTAGACCTTGATTTGCAAGACGCTGCCTTGTTGCATTCTCATTCTGTGTTAACTGAGGCTGTAACCTAGACATAATTGCTTGCTGACCAGTCATCCCTGCGTTAACAGGCATTGCGGCTATTCCTGACGTATCTATACCTTGCTGAAAAGTAGGACCAGCCACAGACCTCTGTGCGCTTCCAGCGTTGTATGTAGCTTGGTTAACTGGTGAAACTGACTCTGCTATGCTTGTATCAATGCCCGGCAGATTAGGATTAAACGGTGTACCTAGTATGGTTTTAGCTTGTGCAACACCTTGCTGACCTAATTCTGCAAGTGATCTCTCTACGCCCTGTTGAGCTTCTAAAGTAGCTTGAGCGTCTGGCGTAAGTGTCTGCCTAATGGTTGGGGTGTACTGATCTGCTCCAGTGCCGTAGGTAACTACCTGACTACCTAATGGCCCGTATGTATTGGGGTTAGATAGTTTAGACGTAGCTACAGCAGACTCTAAGTTAGCAGTACCTTGCTGTTTAGCTGCTGCACCATAGTCTGGTACTGGCGGTGGAGTTGCTTTCTTACCCATACTTGCCTCCTAAAAATTTACATTTATCTTTCAACAGCGTAAAAAATATCATATCACCGTTACTTCTCTTTATTCTAGCCTCTTCAGT